ATTGGTAATTTTGGGTCACATGCTGAAGGTAACGGTACAATTGCTAGTGGTACTGCATCACATGCTGAAGGTGCTTTTACAAAGGCGATTGGTAATGCATCACACGCTGAAGGTGGTTCAACAACAGCGAGTGGTACATCATCACATGCTGAAGGTGAATATACAAAAGCAATTGGTACTGCATCTCATTCTGAGGGTAATTATACAACAGCAATTGGTGATTTTTCACATGCTGAGGGTAATTATACAACTGCAACTGGTAATTATTCACATACTGAAGGTAGTGTAACAAGGGCTTCTGGTGAAGCTTCACATGCTGAAGGTAGTAATACAATTTCAAGTGGTAGTTATTCACATTCGGAAGGTTTTGCTACAACTTCAAGTGGTGTTCAAGGTTCACACGCTGAGGGGTATTACTCAACAGCGTCAGGTAATTCATCACATGCTGAAGGTAATAATACAGTAGCACAAGGTGCTGCATCACATTCTGAGGGTTATTATTCAACAGCACAAGGTAATTCATCACATGCTGAAGGTGGAAATAGCACATTAAGTTCAACAAATGGTAAAGGTGGTTATGCGCTTGGTATAGGTTCACATGCTGAAGGATTATTAACAACAGCTAGTGGTACTTATTCACATGCTGAAGGTAATACTACGACCGCTGTTGGTAATTCATCACACACTGAAGGGTATTTAACAACAGCATTAGGTGCTTATTCACACGCTGAAGGTGAATATACAAAAGCGAGTGGTTCTGGTTCACATGCTGAAGGTTATCAAACAACTGCTGATAGTTACTCACATGCTGAAGGTTATTTAACAGTAACAATTAATATTGGTTCACATGCTGAAGGTCAACAAACAACTGCTGGTAATAATAACGCACATGCTGAAGGTTGGTATACAACTGCAAATGGTTATTATGCATCGCATGCAGAAGGTTATAAAACAACGGCTAGTGGTAGTGGTTCTCATGCTGAAGGTGGTTTATATATTGTATCTGGTAATCAACATAAAGGTGGTACAGCAATTGGTAATGCTTCACATGCTGAAGGTGTTGCTACAAGAGCAATTGGTATTGGCTCACATGCTGAAGGTGGATTTAATACATCATCAACAACAATATCTGGTGGAACTGCAATTGGTGATGCATCACACGCTGAAGGTGTATTAACAACAGCAACTGGTCAAGCATCACACACTGAAGGGTATTTAACAACAGCAAATGGTGATTACTCACACGCTGAAGGTTATATAACAACAGCTGTTGGTACTTATTCACATGCTGGTGGGGTATCATCAGTGGCATCTGGTTTAGCTTCATTTATACATTCATCAGGTTCAACAGTGACTGGTGCTAGAAGTGTTGTATTAGGTGGTGTTGGAATAACTGGAAATGCAAATAATACTGTATATGTACCTGACTTTGTAATTAAGAAATCAGCGGCAGTACCAACAACAACATCATCAACGGTTGGTGAACTTGGTTCAATAACATGGGATAATTCATATTTTTATGTTAAAACAGCAACTGGTTGGGGTAGAATTGCATTAGATTATGTATTCTAAAAAAATAATAATAAAAATTGAATTTTTTATAAAATATAAAAATATTTATTATTAAAAAAAACGTTATGGCAAAATTAACAGTACAAGAAATCGAAGCAACAAAAGTAATCAGAGCAACATTTGAAAATTCTAAATGGGTGATATTAGTTTCTGATGAAACTAACTATATCTACAGAGTAGAATTTGAAGGTTCTGAATCAGATGATAATACAACTCTTTTAACTAAAACACACGCTGCATTATTAGAGGTTGAAAAGTATGAACCAGTGGTAATACCTCAACCAATCATTAGAGAAGATTTGAATGGGTTAAACCTAGGAAAGTAATTAGTTAATACTATTTATTTTTATTATATCTTTAATATAATAAGGATATGATATACATTAAATTTAATTATAAAACAACATTACCTAGAGAAGCAAATGCCCCATCAGTAACAATTGGTGGGGATTTACTTTTTGAATTCGATGTTACTTTCAATATTGTAAAACCAGAAGGTTTACAAAAAATAAAATCAGTTAAATGTAAAACTGGTGAAACCGTATATGCAAATCTTGCGCAATGGTATACTAACTGGTATATAACAGTTCACCATAATGGTGAATTAATCGCTGAAAATGTTTTTAATCCAGAAAATAAAATAGTTTTTATAAAATTAGATGGTCATGCTTTAGGTGATAATATTGCATGGGTACCTTATATTGATGAATTTAGGAAACAACATAACTGTACTGTAATTTGTTCAACATTTTATAACGATTTATTTAAAAATATTTACCCAAATATTTTATTTGTTGCACCTAACACAAATATTGATAATATCTATACTCAATATTATATTGGTGCGTCTAATGATGGTAATCAAAAGTATTCACCAGTAAAGGTTGATGATGTACCTTTACAGCAAGTTGCATCTTCAATTTTATATCTACCATTGGTTGAAGTAAGACCAGAATTAGAGAATCAATTGCAAAATATAAAATACGATAAAAAATATGTTTGTATTTCTGAATTTGCAAGTCATGAAAAAAAACAATGGAAATACGATGGTGGTTGGCAACAAGTGGTTGATTATTTAAATTCAATAGATTATGATGTTGTTGTTATTTCTAGGGAACCTACTGAATTAAAAAATGTAATTAATTTAACTGGTAATTCACCAATAATAAATCGTGCACAAACATTAATGAATGCTGAATTTTTTATGGGTGTTAGTTCTGGGTTATCTTGGTTGTCCTGGGGTGTTGATACTCATACATTTTTAATTAGTGATGTTACTCAAACGAATCATGAATTCCAATCAAATGTAACTAGAATATCAGCAAATCCAGATTTAATTAATGTGAATTATAATGCACCAAATGTTACCAAACCAGAAACTGTGATAGAATCGATAAAAAAATACTTAGAAAGTAAAAGTTAAAGATATTTATTATAAAAAAGTTTATGGACTTCATGATAAATAAAAACTCTACGTTACCAATAATGAAGCTTGATGTTGTTCAAGATGGGAGGTATGATGTAAAACAAATATATGAATTAATTCAAAATTCAAACATATATTTCTCAATGTCGAATTTAGAAACTGGTGTTAAAGTTATTGGTAAAAAACCAGCATTGTGTTTACCAAAACCATCTGACTGTGGTTATGATGAATATTATATAGGATATAAATTCTCAGAAAAAGAAACAAAAAAACCAGGTACTTATGTTGGTCAATTTACTATTGAATTTTTAGATGGTTATGGTACATTGATTATGCCAATTAGGGAAGAATTATACATACACATTTTAGATGGTAGTATAAAAAAATAATCATTTTTTGTTGCACTTGTCATAAAAATTCCGTAACTTTGTTAACCGTTTGGAAAACGGTTAAAAATAAAATCTAACAGATTTGTTGCATTAATTCATTTTAATACCTAACTTTGTAAAAAAAGTATTTTATGAGTAATGTAAGTTTTGATGTAATCGAATCATTCTTGGAGGGTAGAGACCCTCAAAAATATATAGTAGCTATAGAATCTAGCTATAATGATAATTTTGTTGATTTGGTAATTAATGACCCAGAAACTAGTAAACGAATTGAAAGACATCATTTCAAACCATTTATTTGGATTAAACAAGATGTTGCTAATATTATCTATGGTGGTAATAAAGCTAAGACCAGAGAAAATGCAAAACGTTTTGGTGTAAAAATTAAACCACTTATAATATCAAGTGATGATGGTTTTATTCCAGAAAGAATGGATAATGGATATAAATTCCTTGCTGAAACAACGGAAGGGTTTATGAGTTTAATATTATTCTTCAAAGAAGGTGGTATTGATATTTGGGATGAACATTATCGACCTTTATTTTTAACATTATCACCATCTGAACAATTCTTAATCCAAACTGGTAAAAGACTTTTTAAAGGTATCGATGATTATAATGGTTTGCATAGATTGCAATTTGACTTGGAAACTGCTGGGTTAGACCCTAGCAGACATGAGATATTTCAAATTGGTGTTAAAGATAATCGTGGTTTTGAACTTATTTTAGAAACAAAAGGTGATACACCAAAAGATAGGAGAGAATCTGAAAAAGATAACATAATTACATTCTTTAAAATAATTAATGAGTTACACCCAGATTTAATTACTGCATATAACTCAGAAAACTTTGACTGGCCATTCTTTGAACGAAGATGTGAAAGACTTTCAATTGATTTCGATAAGGTTGTTAAAACATTAAATCCTGGTGCTAAAGTTAAAAGAAAAGAATCTCAGTTAAAATTAGGTCAAGAAACGATTAACTACCAACAAACTTATATGTGGGGTTATAATGTTTTGGATATATCACATGCTGTTCGTAGAGCTCAAGCAATTAATTCAGATATTAAACAATGGAGTTTAAAGTATATCACTAAATTTTCTAAGGTAGCTAAAAAGAATCGTGTGTATGTTCCAGGTGATAAGATTAATTCAACATGGGCTGATACTCGTGATTATTGGTTTAATGATGAAAATGGTGAATGGGGTTTATTAAGTGTTAGTCGAGATGAACTTAATCAGTCTGATTCTATTACAGTGGTTAAAGGTGATTTTATTGTTCAGCGATATTTATTAGATGACCTTTGGGAAACTGAACAAATTGATTACATTTATAATCAGGCATCATTCTTATTAGCTAAGATTTTACCAACCTCATACATGCGAAGTTCAACAATGGGTACTGCTGGTCAGTGGAAACTTATTATGTGTGCTTGGTCATATGAAAATGGGTTGGGTATTCCTAGATTAGAACCAAAAAGAGAATTTACTGGTGGTTTATCTAGGTTATTAAAGGTAGGTTATGCTGGTAAAAATGGTGTTGTTAAGTTTGACTTTGCCGCACTATATCCAAAGGCCCAATTAACTTGGAAAATATTCCCTAGTTTAGATATAACTGGTGTAATGGAAGGTTTGTTAACATATGTTGTTGATAAACGTGATGAGTTTAAATTCTTAACTGGTGAACATAAAGATGAAACAAAAAGGTTAAAAGAATTATTAGAAAAAAATAGTGATAGATTAACACCAGATAGAATTACTAAGGCTAATGAAATGATTAATTCTGAAGCTAAATTAAGTTCTGATTACGATAAAAAACAGTTACCACTTAAAATTCTAGCTAACTCATGGTTTGGTTCCTATGGTGCACCTTATTTATTCCCATGGGGTGATACAGATTGTGCTGAAGAAACAACTTGTCGTGGTAGACAATCTTTAAGATTAATGGTTAGGTTTTTTAAAGGTAAATATAATTTTGAACCTTTAGTATTAGATACCGATGGTTGTAATTTTATCATTCCAGAAAATATTAATGATATTAAATATATTGTTAAAGCTAGTCATTGGAAAACTGAAAAATATACAGCTGGAACTGAACTAATCGGTTTAGATGCAGCATTGGCCGAATTCAATGAAACATACATGGAAGGTAGAATGGGTCTTGATATTGATGATATTTATGATGCATCAATTAATTTCAAAAGAAAAAACTATGCTAACAAAATTGAGGGTAAAGTTAAACTAGTTGGTAATAGTATCAAATCAAAATCAATGCCTACTTATATTGAAGAGTTTATTAATGAAGGTGTTGAATTATTATTAGATGGTAAGGGTTACGAATTTATTGAATTGTATTACAATACAGTAAATAAAATCTATAACTATCAAATACCAGCAATTAAAATTGCATCTAAATCTAAAGTTAAAATGTTATTGAATGATTACAAAAATGTATATTGTAATGGTAAAAATAAAAATGGTAATTCTAAATCAAGGCAAGCCCATATGGAGTTAGCAATGAAAGAAGACTTGAAAGTTGATATTGGTGATGTAATTTATTATATTAATACTGGTACAGCTAAATCACATAGTGATATTAAAGCTGTTAAAAATAAAGAAACTGGTGCTATTGAGGTTGGGTTTAATTGTCAATTAATACCTCAAGAACAAATTGAAAGTAATCCAGATTTATTAGTTGAAGATTATAATGTTGCTAAGTATTTAGAGGCACTAAATAAGCGAATAGAATCACTTTTAGTTTGTTTTGATACCGATATTAGGGATAGGATTTTAATTGGCTTAGAAAAGGATAAAAAGACAAAGGTAAATAAACTACAACAAAGAAGTGTATTCACCGAACTTGAATGTAAATTAGTTTCTGGTAAACCATTGGACCCAAGTGACCAAGATGATTACGAAGAAGATTTAATGAAAATGGAAGACCGTGAAATAAAATTCTGGATGTCTGTAAATAAATTACCAAATTTTATTGAAGAAGATAAGTGGTTAGAAATGACTGAAGATTATGTTGAGCGAATGAGAATTGCAAAAGAAGAAGGTATTGAATCAGAAAAGAAAGAAGTTCTTGATTTACTTAAACGACTTGAGGTGAATGATTATAAACGAATGAAAAATTATAATAAATTACCAATAAAGTTAGATTCTTTAATTTATGTAACAAATGAATACATAATGTCTAAAAAATGGGAAGAACCATTGTATCCATCAATAACCATATTTGATTATGAAGATGATGCAAATGAAAGAGCATTATGGTATACTTCAGTTGAAAATGGTGCTGATAACACGTATGATATGTGGTTAGATTATAAAGCTGAAATTGAGGGTATGTCTGGTGAAACAATGGAAAAAGAACTTAGGGATTTGGGGTCAACCATATATAATGAAGAAGTGTATAAAGAGCATGAGGAATATATGAATGAAGAATTTCCACCTAGTGAAGATAAAATTTCGATTGATGACGATGGTAATGATTGGAACTTCTAAAAACAAAAAAGGGACTATTAAGTCCCTTTTTTTATTTCATATAGAATCCCATTGGTCTGAATTTTAAAGCTCTGTTTAAATATTCAGCTTCATTTGCGGCTCTTTCTAATTGACTTGTACTTGATAATCTTTTTAGTCTTTCGTCTAACCTTTCTAGGACTGCTTTCTTTTCTTCATTACCTTCAGATAGTAATGAATCATAATCCATTGTTCTTTCAGCTTCTGGGGGTCCTACAAGACCACCAAATTTACCTCTAGTTCTACCTAATGCTCTTTTTGCTTCAGCAACAAATAATTGACGTATTAATGTTTTTGTTGGTTCGTTGAATTTAGTATAATCTAATTTAGCTAAAGGAACATCGTTTGGTGATGTGATAATGTCTGGGTTTGCTAATCTACATTCTTCTGGGTTATCAGTATCATAATAATAATACCAAACTTGACAACCAGTTAAGTTGATTCCACCACCAACACCTTGATTACCAACAGCACCACCAAAACTAAATTTTGAACCTGGTGTGCTTAATAAATGTAATAACCTAGTTCCATCTGGACCTTTAGTTATTTTATAAACTAATTCACTTCTAAGAATTCTATTTTTTAAATTCATATCAGATGCGGTCAATAGGATATCATATGCTGGTGCGATAAAATAACCACCCATACCAGCGCCACCCATACCAGCACCCATTCCACCACCACCAGAACCCATTTGAGCGAATCCACCACCCAAACCATAGTTAAGACCACCATAGTTAGCAAATAATGCTCTATCTGTTGTTGGTGGGGTTACCCATAGTACTTCGTTTACTTCTCTACCAGCTGGTATTTGATAAACTTGTCTACCTGGTTCAATATTTATATAATCTTTTTTAAGTTCCCAGGGGCCTCTAGTTTGTAAACCAACTTGTTTTGAATATGCATATGTGTATTGTGTTGAGAAATCTAAAGTTCTAACACTTAATGCAAAAGCCATGTCAATTGTGTCAACATCTTTCCCTAAAAAAGAAGACCATTGGTGTTCAATTAACCACTCTTGGGTATATTGCGCATAATCCTCAATAGATATTTCAAGTAAAACACAAAGTTGGTCATCGTCAAGTTCAACTTTACGATTAGGCCAACCCATAGATACTCGAAATTGTTCAAATATCTTTAATTTATCTTCTTCAATTAATGACATAAAATATTATTTAATAATAAATATCAAATAATTCGTTAATCAGTCAATTAAGCGTTTAAAAATTTTAAAGTTAATTCATATGCTTGACCAATTGTTTTAAATGATGAATCTGGTGCTAATAATGTTTTGTTTACCAGTACTACTGGGACTGATTCATCACCAGTTAATTCAAATACTTTATTTATTTCTTTTTCATTTTCATCTAAAGTAACGTCAACATAAATATATTCGATACTATTTTCATCATACATACCCTTTAATTCTTGACAATAAGGGCAATCATCATATCCGTATAATTTTACCATTTTACTCATTTTTATCTTCTATTATATAATCTACTATTTCATCAACTGCTGTAGAATTATTATCATTTCTTGACATAATCTGATTGATTATGCTCTTTTTTCTATTTAATGTGTGCCACATTTTACTAACAATTGTATCTTCAAATAAATTATAGTAAACAGTAACGTTGTTTTTTTGACCTATACGGTAACTTCTATCCTCAGCTTGTTCTGAGTTACCTGGAACCCAATCAAATGAATTAAACACAACATATGTTGACCTAGTTAAAGTAATTGCAACCCCAGCCGATATGATATTTCCAATGAACACCATTGGTCCACCTTCCAATTGAAATTTATCAACAGATTTTTGTTTTTCTTTTTCATTCATTTCACCATAATGAATAACACAATTATTACCGTAATGTTCAGCTAAAGCTTTTAATTCATCAGTAAAACAAGTGAATATAACCACCTTGTGCCCTTGTTCAATTACTTCATCAACTAAATTAATAGTTTCTGCAATTGTTTCCATAGCGATATATTTTCTTAGTAAACCAAGTTCAACTAAATCTCTTTGAATACTACCCTTTTTCTTTTGTTTTTTTCTTTCAATTAAATAATCTTCCCAAAGTGAATCATATTCTAATTGTTGTTTATTTGACATTTTAAAATAGTTTGGTACTCTGATTTTATCTGGCATATCCAGAACCTCATCTTTCATTCTACGTAATAATAGATTTCTAGTTTTTATTGATAATTCATCTAGATTTGACGCACCATTTGTTAACCAAATTTTCCTTTTCTTTTTATTTTTAAGTGTTTGTGTAATTTGTCTACCCTCACAATATCTTTGTACATAAAATTTCCAGTTATCAACTAGTGGTGATTTAATTAATTTCAATAAATTATAAAAATCCATAGGTCTATTAGCTACTGGTGTACCTGATAATAACCAAACTCTTTCAATTCCATAGTCAACACATATTTCAGTCATTATAGCACCACGAATACTTTTATGGTTTCTTAAATTATGTGCCTCATCAATAATACATAAATCAAATTTAGCATTAACCAAATCCCTAATAGGTGGCATGCCGTCATTCTCATCGTCTTTTAATGTATGAAAATTCTTTAGAATATCAAAATTAATTATGGTAAATTTAGCATGTGACCATCTTGAGCCACTAATTATTGTAATATCTTCTTCTTGGTAAAAATTAATTTCCCTTTGCCAATTTATTTTAGCTGATGAAGGACATACTATTAATATTTTTTTTGCACCACATTCAATAGCTGAAATTACAGATTGCAATGATTTACCAAGACCCATGTCATCAGCTAATATCGCACCATTTCTACTTAATAAAAATTTAACCCCAGATTTTTGGTGCTCTAATATTTTTCTACCAACCTTACCTTCTGAGTCAACGAATTGGTCTAGTTTTTCATATTTTTCAAAATCAACTTCAACATCGTTTTCTATGAAATAAGGGTCATCCATAACTTGAGTTTTAGGTAAAAAATACATTCCAGATTTTTCTTGTTTTCTAGTTAATTTACCATACACATGGTATGTTTTTTCAGAATCGGCCAACATAAACTCAATTAATATTCGTTCTGGTTTGAATGGTAATTTTTCTTGTTGTTGTAATGATTCACCAAGGAATTCACTTATATTAACAACTTTATTAACCAACATTGGTTCTAGGTCATAATTATCTAATATGTATTTACTTTGAGCTTCAGTAAGTGTTACTTTACCATCGTTCAAAAGTTTGTTTTTCATTTTTTTTATATATGGATTTTTACCTTCATAATCCCTTAATCGAGATATTGCGGAATAACCACCTATGTCTTCTAAATTTATCAATTTTCATGTTCTTTAATTTAATTGTTATTTGTATTAAAGAAATACTACTAAATATAATGATTTTTAAATAAAAATCAAGATTAAATCAACCATTTATATTATTGTAAATATTTATCTAAAAAACATATGGGAAGACCTAGGATAATACCGATAAATAGAAACCAAAAATTCTTTAGTAAAGAAGATTTTGACCTTGAGATTTCTTTTGGTAGAGAGGCTATTGAAGATGATGGTAATTTTACTGTTATACTTTATCGTGTTGATAGAACTTTAACATCATCTGATGATGTTTATGGTGAATCTGGAATTGATGGTATTAGATTTTTACCACCAATTGAATTACGTGTTGTACCAATTATGGCTGAGCCAGAAAATAAAACTTATAATAGTGGTTCTGGTTCATTAAGATATTTACAAGATGGACAATTAACATTTGGTATATATGATGCCCAACTTGCTGAAATGGATATTGAATTAAGTTTTGGTGATTATGTTGGTTATGCTGTGAATGAAAGTGAAATAAGATATTTTAACGTTGTTAATGATGGTAGAAAGAACTATGATAACAAACATACAATTTTAGGATATAAAGGTGCATTTAGAACTGTACTTTGTGCTCCAATTGATTATAACGAATTCCGTGGAATATAAAAAATAAATTAATAAAATTATGGTACCTAAGGGATTTAGAAAAGATATAAGAATTACACCACAACCGATTGGTTTTGGTCAAAGGCAAGATATATTAGATGATATATCTAGGAAAGGTACGTTCCTACCTAGAGGTGTTATGTATGAGGATATGGATTCAACTTTTATTGAATTTATTGAAAAAGATTTATCAATAACTATTGAAGGTGATAAGGTCCCAATATTATTCTTAACACTTCAAAGGTGGTCAGAATTTAGTCAATCTTGGCAATTTGCTGATAAGTATAAAGACATTAAAATGCCATTCATAACGATTGTAAGACAACCAAACCCACAAGTTGGTAGAAACCAAGCTGGGTTGTTTAATATACCTGGTAGAAGAACTTACACTTACATGAAAATACCAACTTTTGAAGGTGGTAGAACTGGTGTTGATGTTTATAAAATACCGCAACCAACTTCAGTAGATTTGACTTATGAAGTCAGATTATTTTGTAATAGAATGAAAGATTTAAATAAATTAAATCAACTAGTTCAAAAAACTTTTCAATCAAGACAATATTACATTAGGGTAAATGGTCACCCAATGCCAGTTCATTTAGAAGATATTGGTGATGAAAGCAATATCGATGATTTTGAAAACAGAAGATTTTATGTACAACCTTTTCAGATGGTTTTATATGGATATATATTAGATGAAGATGATTTTGAAGTAATACCAACAGTTAATAGAGCATTTGTTGCTACTGAGGTTGAAGGTCAAATAAGTAAGGTTAGATTTAAAGTTTTACCAAGTGCAGCTGATGATAGTGTAACTTATAATTTTGTATTTCAAAGAGGTTCAAATTCAAGTCAAAATGTTAATAATTTTACATTTACATCTGATTTTGATTCTGAGTTTTGTGAAATAGATAATTTAATTAATATTTCAAACATTCAAATTAAAGTTAACAATGTCATTATATTTAATGGTACTCAAATAGTAGAAAAATTTATAATTAATAAATGGGACAATGTGACCATAATAATAACTAGAACTGATAATTCAGGTAATAGTACATTTAGTTTAAACGGAAATTCAATAAATGGATAGTTGTTCACAAGGAAATATAAATATAAATAAAACATTTATAATTAGTAGTACACCAGTTGTTCCAGTATTACCATGTAGTGCAGTTACAACTAATATCATGTTTAGTTGTGATGGTTCAAATACTTTTACATTTAGTGGTAATACAATAACACCATACAAAAGTATTATACCTAATGTTGATAATACTTTAGATATTGGTAATGCATCTAAAAGGTTTAGAAATGTAAACACTGTTAGTGGTACTTCAACAATTTGGACTTCAACTATTCAAGTTATTACACCAGAAATTAACCTTGGTTATGATACTATTAATAATGAAAGGGTTATAGATGCAAATAATTCTATAATATCTGGTGATATTTTAATTGGTGGTATTTATTAAATAAAATAAAAAATGGCAAATAGAGAAGTTAGATTAATCACAAAAAATAGTTCAATAGTTGATAGGCCTTTACCGAGCTCATTATTAGCTGGTGAGGCAATAGTAAATACTGCTCAAGGTATTGTGTTTTTTTCAGGTGTTACACAATCTACTAATAATTGGGTACCATCTAGCGATGCTAATTTTTTTGAAGTTGGTTCTAATTTATATAATTTAAAAATTAGAAATAAAATAGTATCGTATGGTGAAATGAATGATTTATCTGGTAAATTTTTATCTGGTACAACATCTGGATTTTCATTGGCAAATATTTCCGATATTAAGGGTTTTGATACTTTTTTAACAGGAGGTACTTATTATAGTGGTACTACAACTTTTAAAAATAATACTGGTGGTACATTTACGATATCTGGTTATAGTACTGGGTATACATTAACGGATACTAAAATAGTTGACGCATTAGGTTATACACCTTTAAGTGCATATACTGATACTTTTTTAACTGGATTTACATATCAAAATACCACCAATACTTTAGAAATAACATTAAATGATGGTTCAATATTTAATACATCAATAAATGAAATGAGTGGTATGACTTTTAATGGGTCAGTATCAGCGACAACATATTATGGTGATGGTTCAAATTTAACTGGAATAAATGCAACTGAAGTAACTGGATTCACATTTAATACTTCAAATTATGAATTAGGGTTGGGGCAAAATAATAATAATAACTTTACGGTAGATTTAAGTATCTTGTCTAGTGATATGACAATTACTGGTGGTACTTTTGATTCAAACACAGGTACTGCTACATTTACAAATAATAGTGGTGGTACATTTGATGTAACTGGTTTTTTAACTGGATTTACTGACATATATACAACTGGTGCAACTTATGATGATTTAACTGGTGTAGCAACATTTACACGTAATGATGGAAATAATTATACATTAAGTGGGTTGTATACTGGTTCTACATATATTATACCAAATTTACAAGAAGTAACAGATAGTGGTAATACTACTACTAATGATATTATAGTTGATGCTGGTGGTAATTATGTGAGTTATATTACACAAAGTTCTATCGGTTCATCGTATTTATTAACCTATTCTGCTCAATTAAGTGGTAATGGCTCTTTGAGTTTGGTTTCTATAGGTGGTGGTGGAACTGGTGTTTTAACTTCGACCCTTGTACCTTCCCCTAATGTAGTACAATTAGAATTTCCTAATAAACAAACTGGTAGTTATACCATTGCAACAATTGATGATATACCAACTGATAAATTTGTCACAGGATTTACAAACAATAATAATGTATTTACTATTTCAGATAATGCTGGACAAGATTATTCAACTAAATTAGATATTTTAACTGGTTTAACAATTAATGGTGCTTTAAGTGTAACTGGTAACACATCGTCAGACCTGGTTAAAATAACACAATTAGGTACTGGTAACGCTTTTGTTGTTAAAGATTCAAACAATCCAGATAACACACCATTTGTTATTGATAATAATGGTTTTGTTGGTATTGGTTTTGAAAACCCTAGTGTTTTTAACTCTAGATTACTATCGGTTGGTACATCAAATGGTGAATCTGGTGTTAATGGTATTGGTTTTGGTAATCATGGTGTTTTGGGTAAATCTGAACTTGGTTATGCTGGGTTGTATGGGTTAAATTCAGCTGATGGAGCTGGGGTTGGTATTGGAGTTTATGGTCGTGCACAAACTGCTTCTGAATCATATATTGGTCAAATATGGATTGGTGGGAAATTTGAAGCGGTTGGTGATGGTGAGTTGAATTATTCAGTTCAATTATTAGATGGTACTGAAGGTATTAATAAAGTGTTAGTTTCAAAATCATTGGACGGTAAAGCAAATTGGAGTAGTGTATTGAGTGGGTTAACTTATGTTTATAGTAATTCTATATCAACCACAACAATTTCAGCAACAACATATCAGAATTTACCACTAGATGTTTTTGTAACGGGAGGTACATATAATTTTACTGGTGACACATTAACATTAAATAGAAATGATGGTAATAATATACAAATAACTGGATTTACATATGAAAGACAAAGTAATTATGTTTATCCGTATCATTATTCAGGTACAGCACCGTTAGGTTCCTTAATATCATCAAATAACTGGATAATAAAAAGAGTTGATTTTACAACACCAGGTTCACCAATAACACTTTCAGCTATTGGTGCTTGGGATAATAGATATACATTAACATATTCATAAAAAATAAAATAAAATGGAAAGAAAATTTAGTTTTGTAATTAACTGCACAGACGCTGACAATTACGCTTTAGTATGTTCAAGTTGGAAATTAGATAATGAGGGTAACCGAATTGACCAACAATCTGAAACAAAAACACAAATTAGTCTTGAAGAGACATTTATTGAACAAAAAATATTCGTTGACAAATGGCTTTAAAATATCCTTTAGCAAATGGTAACTGGTCTACTGCCGCAAATTGGAATGGTGGTACTGTACCAGTACTTGGTGACGATGTAAGAGCGAATGGTTTTACTGTCACAATAGATGTTGATATAGACGTGTTACAGATAGCGACTGTTGCATTAGCACCCGCTGCGGCTGGGGGTACTTTTTCTGTGAGTACTAATTGTAATATAACAGCCAACATTAATGCGGGAACCACAAGTTGTTTAACATCAACGAGTGGTATAATTGTAACCGTTATTGGTAACATTAATGCTGGTAGTAACAATGTGATACATGGTATAAGTTTTACTAATGCGGGTTCTATTTTAAATGTAACAGGTAATGTTGTTGCTGGTAGTTCTGTAAATAATCAGTCTGGAATTAATTCATCAGGTACGGTTAACTTTGTTGGGAATGCAACTGGTTCCGCAACTGGTTTTGGTTCTTCAGCAATTAATATAAATGTAGGTGGTGTACTAAACTTTACAGGAACTGCTACAGGTGGAAATGCTACTAGTACATCTTACGCTATTTTAACTGCTGGTAACGGTACATATAATGGAACTATAATCGGCGGTAGTGCTGGTAGTTCATCTGCTGTTAGAATAACTGCTGGTATTCATACCATTAATTCTAATGTTACTGGTGGTGGTGCCGCAAATAATTACGGTATTATAACAGCGGGGGGAACACTAACAGTTAATGGTAATGTTACTGGTGGTGTCACTAGTGCATATGGTACTCAACTAACAAACACCACAGCAACATTTAATGGTGATATTATTGGTTCACCGTCATCATCAGCAGCAGGATTATTTGTAACTGATGCTGCATCAACTGTTACTATTTCAACGATGA